TTAATTAGAAAGGTAAAACATGAAACGATTTAGTGTAATCATTGAAGTTGAATTGGATGACAAAAAATATAGCGAAGTTGAATCATGGGGTGTAGAGCCTTCTGATTATGTCAACTCTGTTATAACCGATCATGCTAGGGATAGAGGATTTCTTATGAAAACTTCTGTAACCGAAGTAGAAAAAAGTCTATACAATAGATTAAGAATTGCAGCAGATGACTTTATTGGCAAAGATGCAATAGCCGATATAGAAGAAGCTGCATTAGCTAACGCTAGATGTATTGGCGGAAACTGCGAGGACTAATGTTTAATTATGTAGTGATTGATGACTTTAATGAAGCGATAAGAAAATTTAGAACAAAGCATGAAGCTTTGTTTTATATTTTAAATAAACCTAATCACATTATTAAACGATTACCCAAGCAGCCTAAAGAAAATGTATTTGATTTAATTAAAGCTGAACCATTATTTTAGGAGGAAATATGGCGCATGAAGCAGGCAAAGGTGATACATACAGATCAGTAGATCAAAAAAAGTTTGATGAGAATTTTGAAAAAATTTTCGGTCAACGCATTAAAAATCAAAAATTATCTAAAGCTGATATGTATGAGTATGAGTTGGATAAATCTACAGGGGAGGTTATTCGTGTTACTAAATAACTTTTATGGAATTAATCTTCCTATTACCACAAAAGACATTGAATTCATAGAAAGACGCAATATTAAAGTTCAATTCTTAAAAAGACAATTAAACAATAAATATGTATTATTTAATGTCACAACAATTCACAACAGAGGAGCGCAACATGGCATCAGTAAATAAAGCAATCGTATTAGGCAATCTTGGTAAAGACCCTGAATTAAGACATTTACCAAATGGTGACGCAGTTTGTAATTTTAGTTTAGCTACAACTGAATCATGGAAAGACAAAGATGGCAATAAGCAAGACAAAACAGAATGGCACAATGTTGTTATTTTTAGAAAACTTGCAGAGATTGCTGGTGAATATTTAAAAAAAGGTAAACCTGTTTATATTGAAGGCAGACTCCAAACTCGTAAATGGCAAGACAAAGAAGGAAAGGATCGTTACACCACAGAAATCGTTGCAGATCAAATGCAAATGTTAGGCAGTCGTGATGAAGCAAAAGAAGTTGCTAAACCTACACAAGCTCCTACAGGTTTCGAGGATATGGAATCAGACATCCCTTTTTAATTTATGCAAGATGATTTTGACAAAGCCAGCGATTTAGAACAACACGATAGAGATGAAGCTATCAAATATATCAGAGAGCATCAAACCACTATTGAATCGAATGGCTTTTGTCTTAATTGTTTAGAGCCTTCTAAAAAACGATTTTGTGACATAGATTGTCGCAATGATTACGAGAAAAGACAAAATGACAAATGATTATTTGCAAAAAACATTTAGATTAATTGGTAAATCACAAGCTGAAGTAGCAATCAATGCAATACAAAATGCACCTATTGATTCTGAATATCCACTTGAAGTTATTATAAGAAAAGAACAAAAAGGCAGATCATTAAACGCTAATGCTTTAATGTGGGCAGGCCCACTAAATGATATTGCTCAACAAGCATGGGTGCATGGCAGACAATATTCAGCTTTAATATGGCACGAATACTTTAAAGAAAAATTTTTACCTGACTTTCCTGATCCTAAATTAGTTAAAGAAGGATATAGAAAATATGAAGAAACTCCTGACGGCAGACGTGTATTAATTGGATCAACTTCCAAGCTTACTAAATTAGGTTTTAGTAATTACATGGAACAAATATATGCTTATGGTGCAGATTTAGGAGTAAGATTCCGTGAAGCCAATCAAACAGAAGAAGTGTAAAATATGTAAAGCATACTTTACACCCTTAAAACCGCTTCAGTTAGTGTGCCAATGGAAGTGTGCTATTGAATTTGCAAAGAATCAAAAAATTAAAACCGTCAAAAAAGAAGTAAAAGAAGCTAAATTAAAATTAAAAAGCCGATCCGATTGGTTAAAAGAAACTCAAGTAGTATTTAATAAATATATAAGATTAAGGGATCAGAATGACGGTTGTATTAGTTGTGGGTCAACAAGTGCCTCATCATATCATGCAGGCCATTACCGAAGCATTGGAAGTGCAGGACACCTTCGATTTAACGAGCATAACTGCCACAGACAATGCGCAGCCTGTAACACCCATTTATCTGGTAACCTCATCCGCTACAGACTCGGACTTATTAGAAAAATTGGAATACAGCTTGTTGAAACACTCGAATCTGATAATGCGACAGTAAAGTGGTCAATAGACGAAATAAAGATACTCAAAGCTCAATTTTCTGCTAAAATAAAAGCTCACGAAGCGAATAAATCGTGAAAATTTAGCTAAATTTAGATTAAAAGGAACTCAAAATGGGTATGAAAGACGCAGAAAAATATACACCAGGCGTATCAGGTGAGAAAATGCCTAAAGGCGTTCTTGCTTCTGACACTTCAGGTGAAAAGAAAGTTGGTTTAAAAGGCGGTGTTGGTATGGGTAAGGCTGATGGACTTGGCTTACGCGAAGCTTCACACGCTGGTAAATACGATGGTCGTTTAGGTGAATTAAAAGGTGGCGCTAGAGAACACGTTGCTTACGATCACAAACGCATAGAACACGAACAAGACGGTATGTAATAAAACGAAATCCCAACCAGCCCTAGCCTGATTGGGAGTTTCTAACCAAATATTAATGGAGGTAATAAGTGGCTGTATTAAATTCTAAAGAAATTTGCAAACATTGTAAATTCTTTTCTTTTGGCGATGTATTAGGAAACTGCCATCGCTATCCTCAATCTTTAAATAAACACGAAAACAATTGGTGCGGTGAATACATCGAAGATCAATCACGCATAACTATTGAATTTGTTAAACATGAGATCAAACTTGATATGAAATCAGATCAAGAACATAAAACTAAAAGGAATAAAAAATAATGCCTATTAGTCAAAAAAATAAAAAATTATATTGGTGGGAATGGAAGCCTAATAATAAAAACAAACATAAAACATATAACAAATGGAAAGAATTTATCAATGAATTTGATCCAAATGACCCAGTATTTAAAGAAATTAAATGTTTTGCTAATACTATAGAACGAAATTTACAAGGAAAAACTAATGATTAGACCCTTTGCAGACAAAATTCTAGTAAAACCATTAGAGCGTGAAGATAAGTCAGCAATTCCTGGCTTTGTTTACGCTGAAGAATACAATACAGGCGTTGTAGTAGCAGTTGGCCCTGGTAAAAAGATCAAAGAAGGTAAATATGATATTATGCCTGTATCTGTAGGTGACCGAATTAGATTTGGCACTATGGGTAAAGACGAATATCTTAAATTTCAACCTGTCATGGATAATGGTGAGAAATATCTTATTATGTCATGGCAAGATGTAGCATTTATAGAGGAAAAGGAATAAAATCATGCCACTAAAAAAATCAACAAGCCCTAAAGCGTTTAAAGAAAACATTAAGGCTGAAGTAAAAGCAGGAAAACCTATTAAGCAGGCAGTTGCAATCGCCTACAGCGAGAAGCGTGAAGCATCTAAAAGTAAGAAAAAGTAATAGTTATTTAAATAATTAAATCAAAAAAAGTGATATATATTACACATTTTAACCAAGGAGCAAATCATGGCCATTAAGTTGGAACTTGAAATCAAAGAAGCAGAATTAGTATTAGCAGGTGTTTATAAACTTCCTATGGAAATTGCAGAACCTTTAGTAGCTAAAATCAAAGGTCAAGCATTACCACAAGTGCAAGAACAATCTACTCCTGTAGAAGTTACTCCAGCAGAACCATTGCCTGAAGAACCGACTGTATAATATAATTTAATCAATTAGTTAATAGTTGAGTTAATTATGGGCGCACCAATAGGCAATAACAACAATGCAAGAGCAAAGATATTTTATGATGCTTTGCGTAAGCACATTGTTCAGAACCCTGAAAAGCTACCTCAAGTTGTTGAAGGTTTAGTCGAAGCAGCAGTTGCTCGTGAACCTTGGGCAGTAAAAGAGGTTATTGATAGATTGGATGGCAAAGCTGTTCAACTTCAAGAGATTACAGGTGCAGAAGGCAGTCCATTGTTAACAGGCATCGAAGTAACTTTTGTAAAACCTAGTGAATGAGCAAGAATTACAGGAAGCCATAGGGAAAGTTCAGTTTCCTTTTAAGCTTTCTTGTCTATTTGAACCAAAAGAATCACGCTATCGAGTTCTTTATGGAGGTCGAGGCGGTGCAAAGTCTTGGGGTGTGGCAAGAGCTTTACTCATAAAAGGCGCTAAAAACCCTACTCGCGTATTATGCGCTAGAGAATTTATGACATCCATGAAGGATTCTGTTCATAAGCTTCTATCAGATCAAATCATTGAAATGGGTCTAGAGTCATTTTATGAAGTTACCCAGGCTACAATCAGAGGATTAAACGGCACAGAGTTTGCCTTTGTTGGCTTAAAGAACAATATTGCCAATGTTAAGTCTTT